TTAGTAGAACTGAAAAAGCAGGAGTTGGCTCAAAATTCCCAACGGGATCAGGGCCGTTTGCAGATAGATCAGTCCAAACTGCAACTCAACCAGCAGCAGGAGAAGAATAACGTGTCTGAGGAGCAGGCACGGCTAAATTCGCAGCAGCAAATAGCCGCTAACAGGGACCAATTGGCCAGAATGAAGATGAATAATGGAGCAACAAATGTCCAATAAATTGCAGAAAACACCCCCAAAACCTATGCCAAAACAGGTAAAAACACCCCAAAAAGGCATACAAGTTAACAAGCCTACCTATATTTTGAGGAAAGATGCGTTGCAAAAGGTAAAAATAGCGTAAACTACGCTTGTAACCCTCGGACAGGGGCCTAACTGTCTGCTTCATTGGATCAATCCATGCTTGAATTTACAGAAAGCTTGTACAAGCAGCTTAGGCTGCTACGCAAAGACACCGAAAGCTTAATACTTGCGGGGAAAGCGCGTGACATGGAGCAGTACAGACATTTGCTGGGCCGGTTGGAAGGTTATACCTTTGTGGAAGATGTGATCTCAGATCTTCTTAAAAAATACCCAATCGACTAGGAGTGCAAATGACAGTAACTGCTTTAGAGGAAAAATGGGCGAAGGATGCGGCGGAAAAGACGCCGGAACTGACCGATGCCTATTCTTCAGATGGCAAACTGAGGACCGAGAGCCTTAGTGAGTCCGTGATTGATCGTATTCCGAGGCCCACAGGCTGGCGAATCATCATCCTGCCCTACCGGGGTGCAAATAAGTCCAAAGGCGGCATCGTTCTGGCTGATCAGACCATTGAACGACAGCAGGTGTCTACCACCTGCGGGTATGTCCTGTCGGTGGGACCTTTGGCCTATGCTGATACTGTCAAATTTCCAACTGGCCCGTGGTGCAAGAAGGGCGACTGGATTATATTTGGACGGTATGCGGGGGCAAGGATGAATATTGACGGTGGCGAGATTCGCATCCTCAATGATGACGAGATACTTGCCACGATCCACGATCCTGAAGACATTATGCACATGTAAGGCTTTATATGAACACAGTACAAGACAGCCAACTGGAATTTGACCTCGGAGAGAACGAAGTGGCCACAGACGTGGCCGTAATTGACGCTCCCGTTGAAAAAGACAATAAACCGGCCCCCGTTGAATCGGAAGGCCATCGTTCCGAACTGGAAGCAGTAAATGACTCGGTGCAGAGGAGAATCTCAAAGCTCACTGCCCGAATGCGCGAGTCGGAGCGCAGGGAACAGGCAGCAGTGGAGTACGCCAGAGGCTTGCAAAACCAAACCAATGACCTACAGCAGAAGCTTGTTCATACTGACTACAACCGCCTCAGCGAAACAAAAACCCGCCTTGAAGGCCAGCAGGCCACCCTAAAAACTATTATCCGAAAAGCCCGGGAAGAGGGGGATATAGATACTGAGACCGAGGCCCAGCAGCGACTTGCTGAAATGGGCATGGAACAACGCCAAGTGGCGGGCTGGCTTCAATCTCAGGGCGAGAATATCCAAAAGCAGCAGTATCATCAGCAGCAGCAGCCGCAGCCGCAGGCCCAACAAGCGCCTCCTCCTAAGCCCCCTCCGAGTCCCAAGGCGGAAAACTGGGCGGAACGCAATCCTTGGTTTGGGCAGGATAGAATGATGACCTATGCCGCTTGGGGCATACACCAAACCATGATTGAACAGGAGGGTGTTGACCCGAACTCGGATGAGTACTATACTGAACTGGACAAAAGGCTTCGGGAAGAACTCCCCAAGCGTTTTGTAGGAGAATCAAATACCAGACAACAGCGTATCGCGCCTGCTGTTGCACCTGCTACCCGGAGTTCCGGGGTGAATGGAGCGCGCAGAACTGTCCGGCTATCACCGAGTCAGGTTGCTATTGCTAAGAAGTTGAATGTTCCTCTTGAGGAATACGCAAAATACGTGAAGGATTGAACATGACTAAAGAGATCACCATCGACAAAGGCCCTCGCGTTTCACGCGAAAAGGAAACTCGTCGCAAGCCATGGGCTCCTCCCTCTCGTCTTGATGCGCCGCCCGCACCCGAAGGGTATAAAAATCGTTGGATTCGTTCAGAAGTCAACGGATATGAGGATAAACAACACGTCTACGGGCGCTTGCGCGAGGGCTATGAACTAGTCCGAAACGAGGAGCTTACCGAAGAATACCGCGACACAATGCCCACCATTGAAGATGGCAGGCATGCGGGTGTTGTTGCCGTGGGAGGCTTAATGCTTGCCCGCATTCCGTTGGAAACTATCAAGGAACGCAACGATTACTACCAGAAACGGTCAAGGGAACAACTGGAAGCAGTGGACAATGAGATGCTGCGTGAGAACGCACACTCTTCAATGCGTATTCAAAACCCGGAACGGACCTCCCGTACCACCTTTGGAAGTCGTTAATTTTTTAGGACACTTAAATGGCAAATACAGATAAACCCTTTGGTTTGCGCCCAGTTGGAAACCTATCTGCTACCGGGGCTCAAAAAAGCTCTGGATATCAGATCGCAGACAACTACGGCACAAGCATTTTTCAAGGAGACTTGGTAGCTCTGGCCGGTGGATTCATCGTTAAGTTTGTTGCAGCCTCTCAAGCAACGGCTATCGGTGTATTCAACGGCTGTAACTACACAGATCCAACCACCGGAAAATACGTTTGGAAAAACTTTTACCCGGCTAGCACAAATATCACCACTGGTGTTATTACTGCTGACGTGTTTGACGATCCAAGCCAACAGTTCCTGATTCAGTTTGACTCCACTGCTATGACGCAGGCTATGGTTGGGCTAAATGCAGCCATTACCACAAGTACAACCGGAAGCACCACCACTGGTGTGTCTGCTAGTACCTTGCTGGGATCAAGCGCAGCAGTCACTTCTACGCTTGCGTTGAAGATCTGTGGCCTTTTTGCCAGCCCCAGTAATGAGCTAGGAGCCAATGCTGTGGCAGTTGTAAAAATCAATACCCATCAATACGGCAGTGTTGGTGTGGCTGGCATAGCATAAGGAGCTAAATCATGGCAATTTCACGTTCACAACTTGTAAAAGAACTTGAGCCCGGACTAAACGCACTGTTTGGAATGGAATATGACCGCTACGAAAATGAGCACACAGAAATCTTCTCAATAGAGAGTTCTGACCGCGCATTTGAAGAAGAGGTCATGCTTACCGGCTTTGGTGCTGCTCCGGTCAAGAATGAGGGCTCCGGTGTCTCGTATGATTCTGCTCAGGAATCATTCACGGCTCGGTACACTCATGAGACCATTGCAATGGCATTTGCCCTGACCGAAGAGGCCATTGAGGACAACCTCTATGACCGACTGTCTGGGCGCTACACCAAGGCGCTGGCTCGTTCTATGGCCAACACCAAGCAGGTTAAAGCAGCTTCTGTATTGAACCAAGCGTTTAATACCGGCGGCAGCTACAACGGCGGCGATGGTGTTTCCCTGTGTAACCTTAACCACCCGACTGCTCTGGGGCCAAATTTCAGCAACACGCCTACTACACCGGCTGACTTGAATGAAACTTCCCTTGAGCAGGGTATCATCGACGTTGCAAGTTTCACGGATGAGCGTGGCCTTAAAATCGCCATTCAAGCCCGTAAGCTTGTGATTCCAAAAGAGTTGCAGTTTACTGCTGAACGTCTGATGAAGACCACGCTTCGCACAGCCACTGCCGACAATGACATCAACGCCATCAAATCGATGGGCATGATTCCTGAAGGCTATGCGGTAAACCACTTCTTGACCGATACGGACGCATGGTTCCTCATGACCGATGCTCCAAACGGCTTGAAAATGTTCAACCGCTCTCCCATCAAAACCGCTTTTGAAGGCGACTTTGACACGGGCAATGTGCGCTATAAAGCACGGGAACGGTACAGCTTTGGCTGGTCCGACCCACGTGGCATTTATGGTTCCGCAGGGGCCTAATCCACTCTAGTGGATTAATTGAAAAGGGGGCTTGCGCCCCCTTTTCTTTTGGTGTATATTGCAGCCACTCCGGGCCTTCCGGTGCATTAGACAGCCCCGGCTGACGACATACAGACTAATGCGCCTAACTTGTATGTAAGGAAAAATCATGGCAACCACCACGTTCTCCGGCCCAGTCGTATCACAAAACGGTTTTGAAACGGGCACTTCTACTTCTCCTCTCGTAATAACTACAGCAGAAAATGTTAATGCTTCATTTGTTACAACATCTGCCACTACTGGCGACACACGTCTTAGCTACAACAAGCTGACCTTTACCTCTACAGGTTCAGGCGAGACACTACGTGCTTTTTCCGTTGTAACTGGCACTGCTGCTGCGACAGGCGGCACAATCAACGGCGCACACATTTCTTTAAGTGTTGACGGCGCATCAGCAACCATCTCCGGCGCAGCTAATGCAATCCGCGCTACTTTAGGCGGCTCTGACGCTACTCCCGGCGGTACTTTGTCTGTTATTCAACTGGACACCGCCTACACAGTTAATGCAACTTTGCCTGCAACTGCTTCGTTCATTCGCGTGTCTGACAGCGGCACAAACACTGGTGAGATTCCTTTGTTGATGAACATTGAAACAGCACCCGCTGCTACGATTGCTCCTACAGCAACCAGCGTGACCACTGTAGCCAAAGCAATCAAAGTGATGATTGGCGGCACTGTGTACTACGTTCCTGCGTACTCGACCTTTGCATAATGCAGATCACCAAGGAA